TTAGAACCCATGCCACCCCCTTGTGGGGTTGCAGCAGTGCCCATAGATGATAAAGTTCCACTAAGATCGAATTTTGGCATTAAATACCTGCCGGTCGATAAGTATCAATGGTTGCAATATTACGACGGAAAGTCATTGATAATTGAAATTGTTCAAGAGTCCCGGCAGTAAATGGACATTCGATAACACATCCAAAAACTACTGGATTATTTTCACCATTATTAACAAGTAAAACCTCTTGAGAAATAGAACGTCGGACAGTTGTTTTATTGGCTTGTTCAGCCAAATTTAGATCGCCTTGTCCACCGTTGTTAGCTGGTAAAATTACATAATCAGATAAAAGATTAGACGCAGCAGCGTCAGAAGCGGTGACGGTCGCGGACGCAGATCGTCCAAATATAAAATAACATCTATGTGCTGTTGTTGTGCCGGCTAAAAATTGAAGTGAACCGGACATTGAATAAAGCATGTTTGGTTGAACAGATTCATTTGTATTAATAATTGAAGGTAAAAATAGTCCGAAGCAATATCTGAAGCCAGAAGTTAAAGTAATATCGGTTGCAGTACCATAAAGTAATGCTTCAGTCCAAATATCTTGAAGTGTAGCGGTATGGGCATGAGGATAAATATCAAATGACGGAATTGCAGAATCTACAGCATCAATGATTGTATTTGTCAATACTTTTGTTGATGGCTCTTTAAAAAGGATTTTATTACCTAAAAGATCAAGTTTATTCATAAACCACAAACCTTTCTTTGGTGTTGAGTCATTGAACAGTTAAGGTATTTAATTGCAAGACGGACACACCGGGCGCGGTTAATTTGATTTGACTGATCATATTCCTTGCCTTGGTAAATAAAGCTATGTACCCGTCTTGCAATTTTATCAAGAGTATCTCCGTCGTGGAATCTAAGGTGAATATTAGATGTTTGTTCCAGCATAAATAGACCTCGTTGGGGGTGGAATAACACGATAAGAATGAATACGGCAAGCAGCTTGAATTTGCCAATGTTTCATCATTAACGATAAAAAGACGTGATCATAAAGATCATGGGTTGTGTAATAGGCTTTTGCGGTTGTGCCCGGGGCCCCAACCATAAAACAGTGACCAGCTACATCTTTGAATTTAGGATGAATATTGGGATGATGTTCGCGGTACCATTGTGCCCATGGAATTTTATTAAGGGCGGTTGTATCACCGTCAGTGAAGTGCATAGCGGTTGTTGCAGCATACGGCTCATGTTTCATTATTACATCGGGATCGCCGGCGATTTGAGCATATGTAGGAGCAGGGGCAGCGTGTGTTAAATAATGACGCTCGGTGGCAACGTCCGGTTTAAATCGGACGACAGCCATAATCCAAAGGCGTCCATGTTCATGAAAGAATTTATATGGAAAAGCGAGTCCAGTACTTGAAATGGCTTTTCCAGATTGAAAACCTAGAGAAGCCTGATCAGTTCCATCCACATCAAAACCGCTAATAAAAGACTGATTGTGATAAAGCAACGTCGGACGTTGGTCGGCATCAGTATTAACAGTAGAACCAAAAATATCATGGATAAGATCAAAGTAACGCACCCCCTTATAATCACGGGTAATTTCGGTTTTTAAACGTGCAACTTGTGTTGCAAAGTCGGGAAGATCAACAACACCACCACCAACAGTATATTGTCGGTCAGCATTAGCAATGGTGTCATCAACACCGGTATTCCATATGGCGGGAAGGTGAGCGCACTGCATGCCATAACTACGTGTGTTTGTGTCGGCATCCACTAAGTGATCATCATCAAGAAGATCATTAGAAGTCGGATTACGAAAATAAAAATTCCAAATACGAGCATAGCCGGCAAGAAGATCAGCAGGTACAACATCATTAAGATCAATATTTTCACCAACACAATTGATTCCCCCGGTTGAAGATGTGTAGGTATCTAAAGATACAGCCGAATCCATACCAGCTTTCATGTGATCAGTCCAGTCAGAACCGTAAATATGACGGTGAGGAACAAAAAAAGCAAAAGTATCTATTTGAGCATCCGCGGGTAGGGTACGACGAAGCGTCGAGAGACGAACAACAGCTTGAAGATCGACGGAAATTGAATCTCCAGCGACGACGGGTAAACTACAAAGAGTTTGAAGTGAGCCTATTGCGCCGACTGTAAATACTCGATTTGAAAGATCATATGGGTAACGTGTAATTGGCGATTTCTTTTTCATAAGCCCCCTTTAATTTAAACAAATTTTAAAAACTTTTTTAATTTCTAAATGGTCAATAGTCCATACAAAAAAATAATATTTAATTTTAAAGAGCATCCCACATGATTGATAACTCAAAGTTGGTGAGAACATCCAAACCTCATCTGTTTTGTTGTTGGGTCAGTTGAAATATTGAACTCCTGAGAATTGAACTGATTTGTTTGAATGACTTGACTTAGACCGGTAAAAACAGGTTGCAGCGCCGGGAAAAATAAAGATAATCCCAACGCTGCAATAGCTAGAAAAGCATTCATCTTAGTTTTAATTTGTGGAAATTTCATTAATAACGAACTCCACCAATTGGATAGCGTGTCATTGATTTCTTTTTTCCGTTACGTTTGCGCATTATTGCTCCTTTATAAAAAGAAGAATTTGTATTAATTATTCTTCAACAACTTCAGAAGTTGTTCGTTCAATGATAAGATTTGTTTTTTGTTCGAAAACTGCACGAGCATCAGACGAAACAGGGTCAGCAATTAACTGAATACAAAGCGCGAATAATTGTTCGGGTGAGCATTCATCTAACTGATCACCACCACGCGCAAGATCAGCAGCCGAGGGAAGTTGGGATAGGACATGGCATGCCGCATGTACGTTTATTGGTGAAACAAATACAGCTATAGCGCCAGCAACATACTCTTGCGGAAGACGAAACCTTGGGAATCCCAGGTTGTCGGTTGTCAAAAACATCATGCTTTTTAAGGTTTGTGCGACGCGATTTCTTTGAGATCCTATCCAAGGAGTTTCTCCTGTTGCGACATTAAAGTCGTCTTGACTGATTCCAACAAGTGCTAAATAACCAGCACGTCCAGCATTAACTAACATCTGCATCGCACCACGAGCAACTTTGTATTGTAAATTGATTCTCATGTTTTTTTCTCCTCTAGTTGTTTTTGAATTTTCGCAAGGTCAGCGTCCAGCTGATCGAGCCTTTGATTTAAATTTACAATATCATCGGATTTTGTCAAGTAAATTATTTCATTATAAATTTGGAGAAGTTTTTCGGATATTTGAAGTAAATCCCAAATCATTAAGCATCCTTTTCATATTCTCAATTTCTCGTCGAGATTTAATTACAAAAAAAAGATAATGATTATTGTTTAAAGATTGTTTTTTTGAAAGATCATCGCATAAAGCTAGTAAATATTTTTTTAAGAATTTTAATTCTTCAATCATATGTCACCTTGACCAATATGTTTTAGTAACAGCTTCGAAATCTTCTTGAGTTACATTTTTTAAAACTAATTGTTTAAGTATAAGAGAAAGTAAAGCAATAACAGTTGATTCGTAGACTGTATTAGACATATATCTCCTCTGATTGACCACGACAAATAAAGTACGTGGATATATTTTGATATTTAGATTCGACTTGTTTAATTTCTTTTGAAATATCAAAAGCGACCATGACGTTGATAATATTCAGAGGTGTAAGTCCAGCCCTCTGATTCATGATAGTCGGGGTCATTGACAGGACGCGATTTAACTTTTGATATGAACTTTCTTTTGGCTCTAAGCGTATTAACTCCATATTGTAATTCAAGAATTTCTTCGGGGTCATCCTCTTGAGGATTTCCTTCAAAGCCAGATGTTTCAAGAGATTGTCCGACACCGGGCGGTTGAATAGGTTGTGGCGCTTGAGGCTGGGGATTATTAGGATTTGCTCCAGTTTTTCCGTCGGGAGAAGTTTGACCAGGTGTTTCAGGGGGTGTTTGCCCAGCATTCGGGATTGTCGGATTCGCCATGTTTTTAATCCTTTCGATTGTTTAGATTCAATTGATTTAGAGACATATTCGCTCACATAATTGATCATCCCCATTGGAGAGCGAATTGGAATAGGTAAATAACGATTTTCAACTTTTTCGACTGGCCAACGCCAGCCGAGTTGACCGAAGTGGTCAGATTGACCAAAGCGTACAGCAATTGGAGTTGAAGTACCCCATTTCCAAAATTTACGGAAAACATCGATTTGACGATTGTAAGGTTGAACCGCTCCGCGGTTAGGGTCATAAGAACCTTCCGGAATTTTTTGCATGAAGTGGATCACATGAATGTGTAAACGCCCAGTTTTACCACCGCGTTCGACGACAGCAAAATATGTATGGAATTCGTCACCATTAAGACGGGCTTTTAGTGCTTGGCGCCAAGAACCATGAATAGAAATACCAACAGCGCGATCGACTGTGCGAATATAATCAGTCCAATGTGTTGATTTGGCTGCGAATACATCGTTGATGTATTCTTCAGAAACAGTAAGTGTGTTAAAGACTAAGGCCCAATTTTCGGTTGTCCGGTGAATAACTTCATAAGTAAGACGTTTTTTAACGTCAGATTTTCGGCCAGCTAAACACTCCAAGCGTTGACGTTTGAGAAATGTTTTACGTAATTGATTGTCGAATTTAAGTTTAATAAGATCATCTTTTTGTTTTTTAGTTGCAAGACCTTTTTTAGAAAGACGATTAACAAAATTTGTCATGATTTGTTCTTGTCTTTCAAAAGTTGATTTTTTAGGAATATAATGACCAAAGATTAACAGACAGTGTTCTTTGGTTGTAGAAGGTAAAGATTTGAACAGCCTAAAGCAGTGCTTATATTGGCTGTTGCAAATAGTGGAGATATAATCTAGTTGTTTAATATCTCGAAGAAGTAAATTTAAGAAATGAATATGAGGCTCATAGGAAATAGAATGAGCCTCGGGATTGTAAAGTTTAAGTTTAGTTTGAAGATGGAATTGAAATTGAATAGCGGAGAGACGCGCACGAACCGTATTATATAGACGGAAGTGCTTGTCTATTGTGAATGCAGATAATGGAATAGTATGGAGTATTGATGAGTCCATAATTACGCCTGAAGGCGGTTGCGTGATTGCGATCACGCCTTTAAAGAACTGATGATAAAATGATAAACCAGATAAATGAACAAAATAGGAATGCAAGAATGTACATTAACCAGTTAGGAAATTCAGGCATTAGAATTTACCCCCTGCACCATGATTGCGAGATTTTTTAAACATTGGTATTCTGTCCATCCATTTTCCAGGTCGATAATTTAAGAATGGACTTGAATCGGCAAACATATTAGCTGCCCCCTTAGCTGCTGAAGCAGCCGAAGAAGATGCAGATCCATATTGACGTTGATGTATTTCTGAATCAACAATTTCTTTACGCCGTCGGGCTTTTTCATCTGCAAGACCAGTTTCCGCTGATTTTAAATTACCTGTTTGTGTACGTTCGTGAATTTCAGACGGTAGTTTTTCACGACCCTGTTTAATAGCTGTATCAAAACCATCTTTGAAACCAATAGAGGTTGAATATTTATTTAATCCAAAATTAATTCCTTCTGGACCAAATGGAGCTAAAGAAGAAATAACATGGGCACGATTTGTTTTGTCGGTAAGATCAGAACGAACTGCAAGTTCTTTGTCTTGCATAAAGGTATCTGTTTGTTGTTTCATAAGGTTAGCTTGTTGTGGCGCGCCTGATTGAGAAGAACCAAGACGCTCCCAGGCGGTAGTCTCGGGAAATGCAGAATTGAAGAAGTCTTTTTGAAATAGACCAGCTTCAGTTCCGGTAAGAGGGGCAGGGATTCCTTCAGGTTTATCAAATAAACCACCAAGAATTCCACCAGCAGCGCCACCAATAGAGGCACCCGCGGGACCGAACATAGCACCAAGACCAGTACCAGCAGCAGTACCGATTTTAGAACCCATGCCACCCCCTTGTGGGGTTGCAGCAGTGCCCATAGATGATAAAGTTCCACTAAGATCGAATTTTGGCATTAAATACCTGCCGGTCGATAAGTATCAATGGTTGCAATATT